AATAAAAGGGGAGTTTTGTGCTCCCCTTTTTATTATTAATTGAATAGGTATCTAACACCTATTTGCATTTGCCAACGAGAACTAAATCCTACGTTATCTCTGAATGAATCAGTAAATGGAACTTTATTTCTTCCATCCAAATAAGGGAATGAGAAGATTGGAGTTTTACCATCGGTATCCATTCTAACAAAGTTAAGTGGAGTAATTGTTGTTGGAACTTGATTCACACCCCAATCTTTACTTAAGAAGTTTGTGAAGTTAAACAAGTCCATTGTAAATCTCAAAGTATGTTTTGTATCTTTATATTTGATATAAACATCTTGTGTGATATTCAAATCTGCTCTATGTACCCAAGGTAGAACTAATGCTTGTCTTTCAGCGAATTGACCTCTACGAGTTGAAAGGTATGGGTTGTTTGAAATGAAAGCATCTAATTGAGACCATAATTCTGCTTGTGTACGAGTATCAGCTACACCACCTACAGCAGATGCGTTAGTTAATTTGATTTGAGATGCATCTTTAGGAACGAAGATTAAATCGTTACCATTGAAACCATCGTTATTCAAATCACCTGCGTATGTGTATGATAGAGAAGATTGTAAAGCGTTAGGAGAACCTTCATATAAAATAGCGAATGAAGTTCTTGTATTCTTAATAAATTCTTTACCATAGTTCACACTTGCAACAATTCTATGAGGTAAGTAGTTGTTTGAAAAACCTGCCTCAAAGTTGTTAGGGTTAGTAGATGTTGGTCTAGCTCCCCACATTGTAAATGCAGTTGAACCATTGATTGTAGCATCTACTGCTGTTTGACGAGTATAAGAAGCGTTTACACCTAAGTTCTTAAATTGTCTTTGAACCTGTAACGTTCCAAATAAAGTATAACCAATGTTTGCATTAGTCATATAAATTGCGTTACCAATGTTTGGATTTTGTGGAGTTTGTGCTGCACCAGTTGCATCATAAACTGAACGTTTAATAAAACGAGTTCTACCATCACTTAGTGTAATATTACCTGTTGAAGGTAATGCAACGTTTTGGAATACGGTAGCGTTAATGTTCTTAATATAAGTACCCTCCGCAGTTACAATCCATCCTAAAATTTTCTTATCAACCGCTAAAGTTGATTTCCAAACTTGTGGGAATTTGTAATTAGGGTCAGTTACGTTAAGAGAATATGCTCTTGATAAACCTGGCGTTGGAGTTGGTCTATACGCATTGATATCTGGGTTGAACATATATCCTGTTGCGTTTGTAATAGAACCAAACAATGCCATACCACTATTAGATGCCTGATTTGAAATCCACACAAATGGAGGAGGGCCTTGGAATAATCCCGTACCACCTCTAATTTGTAAAGTTTCATCATCGAACACATCATAGTTGAAACCAACTCTAGGTGAAATTTGTAAAGCTGCTTTAGGAGCTAAACCTGTATTCAAACGAACACCATCATAGAATTTAGTAAGAGTATCAACTACTGGATTGTAAAGGAAGTTATCAGCAAATGCTACATAATCGGCACGAATACCATAAGTAAGAGTTAAGTTATCTTTTACTCTGAATTTATCTTGAGCGAATAAACTTAATTCAGTATTCTTTGGTCCAACTAATGGGAAATCATTTGTTAATGACCAAGACAAATCATATACAGCTGCAGGTTTTGTACCTGCTGCAGATGCGTAGAAATCTGCTAAACTATTGAAACGGAATGCACCTGCATAGTTAGGTGAGAAACCATTCTTATATTGCTTAAATGAATTTTGTGTACCAAATGTAAATTCGTGCTTACCTTTATATAGGTTAAAAATGTTATTCAATTGAATTACATCCGTATTTAATTTGTTACCATAAGTAAATCTCTCATAACCGAAAGTTGTGAAAGGTAAACCATTTCCATCTAAAATGTCCACTTGTGGAAATTCACCGCTTGTTAATGTTCCTCTGAAATCTCTTAACGAAGTATAACCAATTTGCAATTTGTTAGAAGCATTATTTGAGAAACGAGTATTTAATTCACCAATGATGATATCCGCATTGTTGTTAATAGTATAACCACCACCATAGAAAGGCATCGATGTAGGACCTGGTCTTCTACCATTTGATGCGTTAATCGATTGTGAGTTAGATGCTGGAATATCTGCCGAAGAACGTAACAATGTATATTTCAATGAGAACGAATTCTTATCATTAATAGTCCAATCTAATTTAGATGTTAATCTTTGTGATTTAGAACCATACTGATATCCTTGATATGCACCCGGATCGTAATTGTATTTTTCAATTAAGAACTTTCTCAATGCATCCAATTCAGATGCTCTTGCTTGTGATACGTTAGTAGCGTTTGGAGTGTTATTAGCATCCGCTGCTATCCATTGTGTTCCTGGTTCCATTCTACTTTCATCTTCACCATTTACGAAGAAGAACAATTTGTTTTTAACAATTGCGCCACCTGCGGTGAAACCTCTTAGGTTATAAGTAAAATCCTGTTTAGGTTGTGTAATATCACCTACTTTATAACCTTGTAAATCTTTATTCTTAAAGAATTGGTATGCAGAACCAAATGCTTGATTCTTACCACTACGAGTTACTGTGTTAATAGAACCACCAGCAAACCCACCATACTTAACATCAAAAGGTGAAACGTTTACTTGGATTTGCTCAATCGCATCTAAGGAAATTGGTTGAGCTCCTGTTTGTCCACCTAATGTACCATCACCCAATCCAAATGAGTTATTGAAGTTTGCACCATCTAAGGTAACGTTATTCAATTGAGAACTCACACCACCAAATGATAGGTTGTTTTGAGAAGGAACTAATTTAACTAAATCTTTCCAACTACGATTTACGTTTGGTACAGTCTCAATCAATTTTCTATTGATGATTTCCTGCGAACCATTACGGCTCGAGTTGAATACATTACTTTGTTTTGAAACTACTACTACTTCATTTAATGAGGTAACAGCTTCTACTAAAGTAAAATTAGCTTTATAGGTTTGTCCCAATAATAAAGTAATATCACTTTGTGTTTCTGTTTTGAACCCCACAAATGATACCTTCACTACATAAGGTCCTCCAATTTTAAGGTTTGGAAGGTTGTATCTACCATCTAGACGAGTAGTTGTTCCATACTTCGTACCAGTTGGTTGATGCACAGCTACTACGGTTGCACCCGGAATAGACTGTTTACCATCCAAAACAATTCCTTGAATCTCAGATGTAGTTTCTTGCGCATGCGCCCCAAATGATAGGAGTGTTACCACCATCAAAAGGAGAAATTTTCCGATTTTTTTCATGTTTGTTTGTTTTTGTTTTAATTGTAACTTGTTAAAAATAAAAAAGGGTAAGAAGATTACTCTCCTACACCCTTAGTTTGCCCAGCCGTTTCCCTTACAAAACGGGCTGAAGTATTTGTATATAGATATGTATATTTATTCATAAGCTCGGTAACGATTTCAGTTTATAACTATTGTCTTATTAACAAAAGATTTACAAATATACGAAAAAAAAATTACATTACCAAAGGATTTGATTATAAATTGATGAAAATCAATGAGTTATGTAAAAAATTCAAAAAATAGTGCTAAAAATTGAAAAAAAATCGAAAAAAATCACAACTTGTTGATTTTCAACACGATAAAAATGGTAAAAAACTTGGAAAATTGGAATTTTTTTAGTATCTTTACTATGTAAAGAAAATAAGAGTATGAAAAATTATAGATTATCCCTAAAAAGAACGGAAATGGTGAATTCCGGGGCTTACGATGGTAGATTTCGTGAGAAAATCGTAGTAGATAAGAAGAAAAGAGTGAACAAAGAGTTCGCTCGTAACAAATATTCATTCAATTTATTAAAAAATCAATAAAACCCCTTTATTATGAGAACGATGAATCAAAAAGCGTTAGATTATCTTAAAAACAACCCTAAAGTTGCCGAATTTTTAACAAAAGTAAACGCCGAAAGAGCTGAACACTACAAAAATTGGGAATCCCAAAAGGGAAAAACCGATTTGACCATAGAAGTTGGTAATAAATTTATCCGATTGTGGGATGGTTCAACTTGTTGGGGATTTATCAGTAGAATTGATGGTGATTTAAAAGGTTCACCTATCAAAAAAGGTGATTTATTGAAAGCGGCTAGTTGGAAAGCTCCAGCAAAGCACGCTAGGGGTAATATAACCGATGGTACTGCTCGTTATGGGATATACGGTCCGGAATATTTATAAAATTTAATGAAATTAAGACCTAATCAAATAGAACCGGTAGAAAAAGGGGTAGCCTTCTTTAATCAAAAGAAAGCTAGCCCTTCTATCATTGTTGCCCATACCGCTTTTGGTAAAAGTATCGTTATTGCTGAAATTGCACATAGATTAGGTGAGAAAATATTAGTTATTCAACCTTCAAAAGAATTATTAGAACAAAATTACAATAAATTCATCAATTTGGGTGGAAAAGCATCGATTTACTCCGCATCTATGAACGAAAAGGAGATTGGTGATGTAACTTATGCCACAATTGGTTCAATTATCAATATTGCATGGAAATTTCACGAATTAGGTATCAGAAAAGTGATTATCGATGAGTGTGATAGGTTTCCAAGAGAGCCAGATGGTATGTTAAGGAGATTTTTAGATGCTGCAAAGATAACACACATATTAGGATTGACCGCAACTCCATTGAAGTTACAAACTAATATGGATGAGTTTGGAAAACCTTTTTCAAAGTTAGTGATGCTCACATCAAAGAGTAAAAAGGGTAACTTTTTTAAAGAAATCATTCATGTTGCCCAAATTAAGGAAATGTGTGATTTAGGATTTTGGTCACCACTACAATATGAATCGTATGATTTCGAAACTGGCGATTTGGTTTACAATTCAACAAATGCGGAATATACCGAAGAAAGTATTAGAAAAGCATATAGAGACCAAGATATTGCAGGTAAAATCATTCGTAAAATTGCCCAATTACCCGATAGAAAATCTATTCTTATTGCCGTACCTTCGATTGAGGAGGCAAAAGAACTCTCAACCCGTTTACCAAGTTGTGCACCCATATATAGTGGTATGGCGGATGCCGATAGAGATAGGATAATAGATGAATTTAAAAGTGGTAAGTTAAGAATAGTAGTGCAAGTTACAATTCTTTCAGTAGGATTTGACCATCCACAACTGGATTGTATTATTACCGGTAGACCTACGGCTTCTTTAAGTTGGTGGTATCAATTTGTGGGTAGAGTAACCCGTATCCATCCTGAGAAGCAAAATGGGCTTGTAATTGATTTTGTGGGTAGTGTACCAAAGTTCGGAAAAGTAGAAGATTTATATTTTGAATACGAAACTCCATTATGGAAATTATATGGTGAAGGTACAAAGTTATTAACAGGTATCCCACTTCACGAAATAGGTTTACATAAACAAAACCAACCATCACCACACGATGTAGCTGCTCAAGGTCCTGTTATTCTTATGACATTCGGAAAATATAAGGATAAAGAAATTCGTAAAATACCAATATGGTATCGTAAATGGATGTTAGAAAACATCAAATGGAATCCTTTTAACAAACACATTCAACAAGAACTTTTACGGCTTAAGGAGATTGGTATTTAACTTAACATATACTTATTAGTATGTGGAATAAGGTAAAATACTATGCGCTAAGATATTGGGTATCTATATCCTTTATATTACTTGCTATTTACTTTTATCAACCATCACAATCGATTTCGCATTGTTCCCCAAATATTTTATTGATTGATATTGAACCAAAAACCTTTTTAGGATTAGGTGAAATGACGTTGATGTGGATATTAATGGCGATTGCACATGGGGCTAATGCATGCTATTGTGATATAAAATCGTTATTAAACAAAAAGTAATTATGAAAAAGTTTTTACAATGGTGGAAAGTTGCCGGTCAACTATGGGGATTTGTACTTCTTATAGGTACATTGTGTGGGATTATGATAGGATTTATGGATGAAATGAGAACAAATAGTTGGCTATCATTAGGATGGCTCGTACTATTCTTTGGAGGTTCTATTTGGTATGCTTGGCAGATGCGAGTGCACGGATGGAAGATGGCAAAAAATATAAGAGATACACATTAAAATATAAATTATGTACGTTATTCACAAACAATTAATCCCAACTGATACTAATATGGGTGACCCTAATTGGGCTAAAAGACAGATTTGGGTTTTAAAATTAAATCCAAATGATACTATCGATGAATTCGAAAGTTTGGAAGATGCCGAAGCAAAAAAGAATGAATTGATAAGTTCAGACCCAACAGGCCGTATTTACAAAATTTCAATTAAAAATGAAGATGGGAATTTTTCAGACATTTAGACCAAGTGTCCAAGTTTCCTAGTGAATGTCTAAGTCTTTATTTTAACAGCTTCTTTTGTCCTAGTGTCCTAGTGTCATAAATATATATACCAGAAATGCCCAAAACATAAAGTTTTTTTGAATTATTTTTGAAAAAAAGAAATATAGTTTGTTTTGCTTGGTAGTATGAAAATTTATTCGTATATTTGTGGTTCACCTAAAAGTATAATGTTATGAAAGAAGAATCTGCAATCGAATATTGTGAAAGAGAATTTCCACAAATGATGGAGGAGTTTAAGAAAATACAGGCTGAAATGTATGAAACATTTTGTAAGAAGCAAAGGAACTATGGACCTGGAAATATTTCAGTAGGAACTTCCCTTCAAACAAAAGAAGATGTAAAACTTTCACTTACAGGTCTTTGGTTTAGAATCAATGATAAAGTTCAGCGGTTAAAACAATTAGTAGTATTAGGACAACCAGATGAAGTAGGAGAATCGGTGCAAGATACTTATGAAGATTTATCCGTATATGGCATTATTGCTCAATTAGTGCAAAGAGGTAAATGGGCTAAGTAAATATTATGATTGTTAATATTTATCATCATGGATTATATTAGATTAGTAGACATTAATAATACTTACCCAAACCTACCGAGTTACATTAGACAAAGTGACACGCAGGTAAACTTATTTGGTTTATATAGGGAAACTAATAAACTTGAATTTCCTTTACCATCAATTGATTATATAACTCCTGTTGATGATTTAAAGTTGCGTACACTTGTAGGATTCAGAAGAAACGAGCAGGATACTAATATAAAATATTACACATCTCGACTATTTTATGATGATATACAAGCATCAAATGTTGAGGGTAATCCATATTTTTTAACACAGGCAATTAATCCGAGATTTTTAATAATAGTTGATTTAGAAAGATTCATTTCGACTTTCAGTAATTTAGTGGAGACCGAAAATAGACAAGGTGTAGATATACAATTTAACAATTTTATATCTAAAAATGGTACAAGTGGTACATCTGGCACAAGTGGTATATTTGGTACTAGTAGTGCTTCTGGAACTGCCGGCACAAGTGGGACATCTGGAACAAGCGGAGTAACCGTTTATAACCTTACGCTTGATTATGAATCGTTAATGAAATATTTAGATTGGGTATTGAGTCCATCCGAATTGGAAGAAATAGATACCGATGGGGTTATACCTGCTGAAAAACTTGCAAAATGGGAAGCGGGTGATTATGACCCTATTATGATGAAATGGTCATTCAATAAAGATAAGGATGCTAAAGCAAAAGAAAAGATAGACCCACCAGTACCTAAACCAACAATTGAAAGATGGATAGTAAAGAGACAAAGAGATGGTAAACGAAACGGAATGGGGGTTGTTAATACAACAAATATAACTTTTACTAAAAACGGAGAAAAGCGTTCCCCTAAATCAATTCGTGTAATAAAAGAAGGGCAAACATTTTCCGGTTATCTATATAAAAAGGTATTTAACGAAAAACATACTCTATGGGCCTTACAAAGTGACCCGGATTCACCTGCAACCGAATGGGCGTATCAAGGTCCTGGTGATGTAGTAGAGAAGGTTAAATAATTTTTGATAATATTTATAAGTAATAAAAAGATTGCCTATGGTTAATCCGAATGTTGCTTGGCAAAAGTACCTTAATAGTTCTAACACATCTATTAATAGATACTTGAAAACCTATGGAGATTTACTTCTTCATCAAACATTTCAGCGATTAGCATCTGCAATTAAATCCAAAAAATCTCACATCATTTTATTTCGTTTTAAAGATTCCGATATTGTTTCTAAAATCGGCAAGGAAGATTATATTCCAGCATTAGAACATTTACTAAACCTTTGTACTAAATTAGAAAAGTACGAAATGTGTAGAGATATACACAATGAATTAAAACTCCTTAAATTAAAAAAAGCAAGAGGTAGAACACCAAAGGCAAAAGTTACGGTAACCTAACAAATTAAAATGGTACTATGGCTAGGAAAAAATTAAATGAAGAAGTTCCGGTAGAGGTTGTTAAAGAGTATAAGTTATCTTATCCAAAAGTTATAAAGAAAATCAAATTTAAAACATTTAATCAAAAGAGATTTTACAAAGCAATTGAACACCCATCACATAATATTATAATGGGTCATGCATTAGCCGGAGCTGGAAAAACATTTGTATCAATACAAAAAGGTTTAGAGTTATTACTACATCGTTTATCTCATATTGAAAAATTAATTATTATAAACCCAACTGTTGATGTTGGCGGGGAAGATAAATTAGGGCATTTACCAGGTGATTTAATGGAGAAGATTGCAGTACATAATGAATCATCACTATTCATTATTCAAAAGATTATCGGACCCGTTGAAACTAAAAAGTTAATTGACCAAGGTAAAATAGAATTCAGAGTTCTTAATTTTCTTAGAGGTATTAACTTTGAAAAATCTTATATTATTTTAGATGAAGCACAAAACGCATCACCACTTCAATTAAAAACTTTAATAACACGTATTTCTGATGATTCAAAATTGGTTATTGAGGGTGACCTTTCTCAATGTGATAAGTATAGAGCTAATGGAATACCAGCGTATCAGAAAAGTGGATTTTACGATGTGTGGAAAAGACTAGCAGGTGTAAAGGGAGTATATCAAATAGAATTCACAGCAGAAGATTGTATTCGTTCTGGTATCGTTAAAAGGGTATTGGAAAGATATGAATTAGAGGAGGAAATTTATTTAGGTGAAGGTAATAAATACGAATTGGATTTTACATTTAATCCATTCGCAGAAGATAACTCGGAAACCATTGAAAATGAGGAAATTATAACTAATTAATAATCAATGACTTATAAAGGGGGGCGTAACTTGTTGGTTTTCAACAAGTTATTTTCCCCTTTTTATTTGGAAAAATGGCATATTTTTCGTATCTTTATCATATAAAGAAAGGAAAGATATGAATAATAACAAAGAAGTAGTGTGGATTGATATGGATGGAGTTCTTGTGGACTTCTCAAAGCAAGTAGAAATTGTTCTCAATCGAAGTCCACATTTAAGAGAAGAATATGAAGGTAGATATGACCATATACCTGGTATATTTAGAAATCCACCACCAATCGAAGGAGCTATTGAAGCAGTTAAGAAATTAGCAGAAAGTGGTAAGTATGAATTGTATATAGCAACTGCAGCACCTTGGGGAAACCCAATGGCGGCTATGGATAAGAGATTTTGGATTGAAGAATATTTTGGAGATTTGTTCTACAAAAAAATGGCAGTTACTCACTTAAAGAATATGTTAATTGGTGATTATCTAATTGATGATAGAACTGCTAATGGCGCAGGAGGATTCAATGGTAAACTATTACGATTCGGATGGTCTTACGAAACTGAAACTTTTAATGAATACCCTAACTGGGATTCTATACTTCAAAAACTTTTATAATGAAAAAATTAATACCCCTTTTAATTTTATTTTCAGCGTGTACAAAAGAAGATGACTATATTCCGCAAAAAGAATATACATTTACAATAGATTCGGTTCTCACTAAAGATGGTACTCGGTCATTACCTAAAGATTCTAATGGATTTTATCATTTAAGTTTAATGAGAAATGCCAATCAACAGCCTCACAGAATAACAGGTAGAATTTTAGTGAATGGGAAAGAGCCGTATCCTGTTGAAAAAATTGATTGGGAAAATAATATGTTTTGGTGGATACGAAAAGGAGATACTACCGCTAACATAACTAAGGCATACGTTAATTACTTCACCGGTCAGTTTACAATAGTTAATATGCCACCATTGATTGCTAGTAAAGATGAATTAGTGCCTACAATAAATAAAACCTCTTATAGTGGAACGAATGGTGAAATAAATACTATAATTGCACCGATATCGGAAATGATTGGAGATACGATGGTTGTTAAATCAAAGCATAGTATTTCCAACAAAATTTTATATGTTAAAATAGTATTAGAGTAATGAGAAAAAAAGAGATTAGATTAAATATGACGCCTATTACCGAACAAACATTCAAAAGGCAGGGATGGACTAAAGTATTGGTAGGTGATGGATTATCTTCCGAAGAAGATGAAAACGCAGAAGATTATTACTTCACATTATCTTTACCCAAAGATAGAGATGATGATTTTGCTCCTATGTTTGTTTCCAATGCAACCGATGAGGGATTATTATTAAAAGAATTAGGTTTAAAGCCAGGACAATTCTTTATTGAAATAATGGATATGGATGGTTTGGGATTTTGTGGTAGTGAGGAAGAATTAGATGTACTGTATTCAGCACTTACAGGAGAGGATATTGAAGAAAATTTGGAAAATCAAAAATAAAATCGTATATTTGTGTTATGAAAAATTATAATGAAAAACAATTAGAAGAAAATTACGAAAAGTTTTTAAACTTAGTTCGTAAAGCATGTGGTTCTAATCCAGAAAGATTAGAAAAGTTATTGAAAATGTACTCTATGGATGAGTTAGGTCCCAACTTAATTATATCACCTGCTAGTGGTAATTTAAACTATCACAACGCGTATGAGGGTGGATATATTGACCACGTGATGAATGTGTGTAAAAACGCACTTCGTATGAAAAAATTATATGAAGAAGCGGGTGGTGGTATTGATTTTACCGATGAACAATTATTGTTTGCAGCTTTGCATCATGATTTAGGTAAATTGGGTATTAAAGATGAATTGCATTATGTACCTAACGATTCAAAATGGCATATTGATAACAGAGGTGAGATGTATAAAAGAAATGAAAATATCCCATACATGTCAATCACCGATAGAACATTTTTTACACTAAATCATTATGGAATTCAGTATGATGAAAACGAATACTTTGGTATTAAACTTACTGATGGTCTATATGATGATGATAATGAAAAATATTTCAAAGTTTATGATACTTCGAAATATCTTCGTTCTAAAATTCAATATATACTACATTGGGCTGACCACATGAGTACGATTATTGAAAGGCAAACTGCATAAATTTTAATTTCATTATATTTATTATCCGATAGAGCTGGCCAGCATATCGGCGTATCATCCAAAAGGAGATACAAACTTAACGCTTAAAAAAGGTAAAAAATGAAAAATCAAATTCAAAGGGGATTCCCTAACCCCGCATTTAGGGACGAGTTCTTCTCACCATTAGATACTTTATTCGATAAAGTATTTTCAGAATCATTTCCTGAATTAACAAAGGAAATCGGTATCAACCCATTCCAACAAAACGCTTATCCAAAATGTGACATCATTAATTTTGATGACCGTATTGAGATTGTAGCAGAAGTTCCGGGTTTAACTAAAGAGCAAATTACTATTGATGTGGATGGTGATGTGATTACACTAAAAGGAGAAAAAGCAAGTAAATCAAATGAAAAAGAAGGCGGAGTATATCTTCGTAGAGAAGTTAAACGTTCTTCATTCTTAAGAAGTTTTACAGCTGATTCTAAAATCTTTAATTTGGATGCAGTAAAAGCAACATTTGAAGATGGTGTATTAGAGTTACATATACCAAAGAGAGAACCTGAAAAACCAAAGAAAAGAACAATTTCAATTGGTTAATTTATTCTAAACAAACAACTAACAATAAGTGGGGGTGATTGATTTCACCCTCATTTTTATTTTGAGTATATTTATATATACAATTTAAAAAAAACAAATTATGAAGCCAGAATACAAAAATAGAGCTCAAGAACATTTGGAAGCTATTGCTAAAAGAGCTAAAGTTATTTCCGAAATGTTAAAAGGTGAAAGACCTGCAAATCAAGCAGAAGCAATTAAGTTATCAAATGAAATCGAAAGATTGGTAGAATTAACAACAAACATTGTAGATTTATCTTAATATGAATTGGTTAAAATATTTAGTTGGATTATCAGCAATTATTGTTGCTGGATGTGCCGCTTATTTTTCCGTAACAGGATTGGGTGTCCTTTTTGCAGGAGCAACCACTTCGGTAATGGTGATGGCGGGTGCGTTAGAATTCGCTAAATTAGTAGCCGCAACATATCTAAAACAACAATGGGATGTTATCAAAGGGTTTAACAAATGGTACTTAGCCACATCCGTAGCAACCCTTATGTTAATTACATCGGCTGGTATCTTTGGTTATCTATCTAATGCTTTCCAACAACAAAACTTAGAACTGCAAAAAGTTGAAAGAGATATTGCAGTATATCAAACTCAAATTGAAAAGAATGATAAAGAGATTGAAAGATATACAACTCAATTAACTAACCAACAAAATATTCGTAACTCACAAGAAAGTAACCTATCCAAACAAATTGATAACAACAGGTCTACTTCTAGAGTATCTCAAATGATTAGAACTGCTGATAGAGAAATAGCAAGTGTATCTAAGAGAATCGATGAACTAACTATACAAAATAATGTAGCATTAGATTCAATTAACTCAATTAAAAATAATAATATTGAATTAGAAAGAGAAGTGGGTGGATTTCGTTTCGTAGCAGAGGCATTTAATGTTCCACTTAACGATGTTGTAAAATTCTTTATCCTTATAATCGTATTAGTATTTGACCCATTAGCGGTAGCACTTATTATTGCTTTCAACGGATTGATTATGAAACGTAAAGAGGATGATGAAGATACTAAGGAGTATGAAGTTTATGGTGATAAGAAAAAACAAAAAGACGCTTTAGTTGAAATGATGCAAAAAGATGAGGAGTTAGGATTATATGATGAACCAATAACTCTATCGGAAAAAGATGCGGAAGTGTTCTTTAATGAAATAGAAAATCCATCAGAACCAAACGAAACATTAGTTAATGCGGCTACTCAATATAATGAGAATATAAAAAAAAACGAAATTGATTCCGCTACAACGAATGTGGAAGAAGATGAAATAACTCTAACCGATGAGGAAAAGAAAGCATTGGAGCCTGAAATTACTGATGAAATTTTATTAAAACTTCAACCTGACTATTCAAAGAGACCCATTGATTATGATGGTGATGGTACTATTGATGGGTATGATACAAATGGTGATGGTATAATAGATATAGTAAGAGCACAACATCCAGCACGAGCGGCAGCAATACAAAATATGTTACCATATTATGCTAGACCTGAATTCAATTGGGATGACCGTAAGAATTGGATAAATGACCAAAATGCGGTTAATTATTGGATTAAAAACATCAAACCAAATCAATATCCTGAAGATTTTACAACCAAATCATACTAATATTTGGTAAACTGAAGATTTTTTCGTATATTTGTATAACAACAAATTATACCAAAAATGAATTTAGGTTATGCGTGTATTAATATGAGTATGGGTAAGAAAGTTACTACTAACCGAGCTATGGTTAAGAGAACTTTCCAATCAAAAGGTTTGGATTATGTATCTGAACTAGCATTACTCAATGCAAAAGATATCATTAAGATTTTAGAATGGAATCGATTAAATGGAATTAAATTATTTCGTTTATCTTCTACTATTGTGCCTTGGGGTGACCATTTAGACCTTACACAATTAAAAGATTACAAAGAAATCAAATCAGAGCTAAGAAAAGCCGGTGATTTTGCTAAGTTTTGGAATATGCGTATAAACTCACATCCTGGTCCGTTTGTTGTATTAACTTCACCAAACGAAGAAGTTGTTAAAAACGCAATTGCCGATTTAGAATTACATGCTAAAATATTTGATATGATGGGATTATCTAAAACTCCATTTAATAACATTAATATTCATTGTAATGGTGTATATGGGGATAAAAAATCTGCAATGGATAGATTCATCCAAAACTTCAAAAGATTATCACCATCGGTACGCAAACGATTGACAGTAGAGAACGATGATAAGGCTTCTATGTATTCAGTTAAAGACCTTATGTACATACATGAAAACACTGGAATACCTATTGTATTCGATTATCACCATCATCAGTTTTGTACAGGTGATTTATCCGAAGAAGAAGCTCTTAAATTAGCAGCAACAACCTGGCCAAAAAATATTAAGCAAGAAGTGCATTATTCGGAATCAAAAGCATTGCACGAAAACAATCCAAAAGAAAAACCACAAGCACACTCAATCTATATCAACTCACTTCCAAACACATACGGATTGGATATTGATGTTATGGTAGAAGCAAAGGGAAAAGAATTAGCAATACTACCTTTTATTAAATGATGAATTATATCGCCATATTAACCTTTCAAATAATGTTCAATATCTTTAAGGTATTAGAAATTAAATTTACTTATGAGAATCAACTAAATAGGTTACTTGTTAATTCGGTATGGATTAACTTGGTATCACTTGCTTCAGTTTATTTTTCATTGGATAGTTTGTTAAAAGGAGATATGTGGGTATTACCATTTTATATTGGTGGTAGTGTATTAGGAAAGTGGATAGCAATGACTCAGATGGATAATTTAGAATCTAAACTTTTTATATTTTTCAAAACGAAACAAAATGGCAAAAGGAATACTAGAATTTGACCTTAACGAACCAGATGATATTATGGCACATAAACGAGCTATTAAAGCAACCGATATGGCAGAAGCATTATGGAATATCACACACAATACAAAGAAAGGATTGGAGTGGAGTATGGAAGGTAAGGAGATTGATAAATACGAAGCGTTAGAATTAGTATATGAAAAGATATACGAAATTTTGGAGGAACATAACATTAAATTGGATGATATAATATACTAACAAATGAATACATTAGATAAAAAATACCAAGACCTACTGCAAGATATTTTAGATAATGGCGTACATAAATCAGATAGAACTGGTACAGGTACAATATCAGTATTTGGTAGACAGATTAGACATAATATGAAGCAAGGTTTTCCAATCCTAACTACAAAAAAAGTTGCATGGAAAGGAGTTGTATCGGAACTACTTTGGTTCTTAACCGGTCAAACTAATATTTCTTTTTTACATAAACATAACAATCATATTTGGGATGGTGATGCTTATAAAAGATATGTTACACATTGGGGAAACCCAATTGACCCGATTAACTATGAATTGTATGGTCCCAATACTACAATGAATTGTTTTCATGAAGATAAAAG